GGGGGTGGCAACCCTGGAGTTTCCATTGTTCTCCAACCTGATCAAGTTCAACCAACTGGATACGATCTACCATGAGCACTACAGCTACATTTCGATCCCCGCCCTACAATATGTTCTGGAGAGGAACGGCCTTAGATTATGGCGTATCGAAGAGCTGGCTACGCATGGTGGATCCATCCGAGCCTTCGCCTGCCGCCTCTCCGCCCGGTACCGCGAAGAAGCCAGTGTCAAAGCAGTTCAAGCGTCCGAGCATTGGGCAACCGCTGTCGATTTCGAGGCCAAGGCCCGCAAGGTTAAGTGGGACCTTCTTGAGTTCCTCGGCGAAGCCCGCCAGGACGGTCATATCATCGGATACGGTGCGCCGGCAAAAGCTACAGTCCTCTGTAATTATGCCGGACTCGATACGAGTGCCATAGATTTTACCGTTGACGATTCGCCGGCGAAGCAGGGGAAACAGATTCCAGGGACGAATATCCCGATTGTGTCCTTCGACGAAATCGGCCTACCTGCTTACATCCTATTGTTCGCTTGGAACCTGCTGGAACCGCTTAAAGCCAAGCTGGCGCATCATTATCACAGCATGGTACCTCATGAGCGCCCCAGGCTGATCACTGCCATCCCGGACTTGCAAGTAACCAATATTTAACGCGCCCAGAGTCTTATGGCCATACGGGGATGCATACCCGATGGAGATTGAAATGGCTAAAGAGACCTATTTTAGGGGTCGGGACGGCAAGCGCGGCACCGACGACCATAAAGGTGGCGCGAGCGGCTATGGCATGGGCGACAATGTCCATTCTGGTAAAGGCTCGAAAGGCCATGGCGAGACGGTTGGTACCGCGAATGTGAGCGGTGGCGGCGACGCCGGTTCTTCGACCGAGAAGACCCACAATGTCGAGTTTGCCGAAGGTGGTAACACTAAAATGTTCGGCGAGCAGGAAGCCAACCCACGCGTTGAGGGCGGCGAGGCTATCACTGGCAAGCGCGACGTTAAGGGCCCCGGTGAGAAGTTCGCCGAGGGTGGCAAGGACAAGATGTTCGGCTTCAACCCGGCAGTCCCGGCGCAGTCGGGCATCACCAGCGCACGCTAATGGTGACGCGCATCCCAGGGATGATATCCAGCAAGGGTCCCAAGCGGAACCCAACGCCGGGTCTCAGACCAGAATTTATCGTTGGTTCACGCCCGGAGAATCTGCGAGCCGGCCTCCCGGGAAGGGCGCTACCGCGCGGCATTAAGCCGGGGGCGGCCAGCACTCGGGATTATGGCAAGCCAATAGCGGGACCGGCTGTGGCGACGTCAGGAGTAGGCCCATGATGAAACGTGGTATGACCCCCCTTACTAGAGGCGGCACACGCACCGTACACGCTGGCAAGGGCTCTAGACAGGGTCCTATGGCCGCTCGGGCCGCTGTCACCGCGCCCGGTCAGGCCCCTCCGACCATGAACAACTATGCTAAGGCAGCACCGACCGCCCCCGCGCCGGCTCCACCCCCTGGCTTAGGTAGCGGTGTCTTCCCGGGGATCTCCGGCGCACCGCAGTGATCGAGGCGCTGAAGAAGCTCCGCGCAGCCACCCCTGAGTGGTATGATCGCTATGTCGCTGCTTTCGAGGCCGAGTACGCCCGCCGCCTGGATAAGCTTTTGAGCTGCCCGGTAGCAGAGCTGCAGCGAGAACAGGGCATCTGTGCCTTCTACGCCCATAATTTAGAATTGCTTAAGCAGATTCAGTGAAACTCTCCTCGCCAGTGATGACGCCCCGTCCTCGCTGCCTGAGAGAGGTTTACAATGGCCGAGTCCCTTGCGCCCGTTGACACGTCAGTCGCTATCCCACCTGCGGTAAAGGCCGCTGCCGAGCGCGCGAACGCCTATTACCAGCAGCAACCACAGACGCCTGAGCCCGCTCCTGCACCTTCTGAGGTACAGGCTCAGTCCCCGGAGCCTCCCGCTCCGGCCCCTACCCAGCCTCCGCCCGATGTGCAGGCGAATATTTCCGACCGTCTAACCCAACTCGAAGCCGACCTCGCCAAGCGCGAGCGCGACTACAACGCCCTTCTGGGACGCAACGCCCAGCAGCGCGAGTATATCGCCATGCAGCAGACGCAGCTGGCGCAAATGTCCAACCCCCGCTCTTGGGCGCAGCCTAACCAGCAACGCCCACAGCAGGCGCAGCGCGCTCGTCCGCTGATCACGGATGAGGAGCGCCGCGCTTACGGCGATGAGGCGTTATCCGTGATGGAGCGCAAGGCGCGCGAGGTGGTGCAGCCGGTGGTGCAGCAGCTCAACCAGCAGAACCAGCAACTCCGCCAGGAGCTACAGAAGGTCAAGAGCCAGGATATCTATCAGGCGCTTGATTCTGCGCTGCCATCGTGGCGGCAGATCAACCAGACTCAGGAGTGGAGAGACTGGCTGACTTTACCAGATATTTACTCCGGTATGGTACGGCAACGTTTGTTGGACGGAGCATTCTCCGCAGGCGATGCCGGGAGGGTCCTCGCGTTCCTACAGGGATTCCTTGCAGAATACCCTGAACACACGGGCCAGCAAAGCCCCGCTCCTGCCGCTGCACAGCCGGCAACGCCTGTGCGCAAAGCAGCAGTGAAGCTGGAGTCGCTAGCTGCCCCGGGTAGGGCAAGCCCCTCGCCTGAGAAGGCGACAGGCGAACAGCCGATCATCACCAATAAGGACGTATCCCGGTTCTATGCGGACGTTACGCACGGTCGCTATGCCGGGCGCGAGCAAGAAAAAAATGCTCGTGAAGCACAAATCCACGCAGCTGTCCGTGACGGGCGGGTGCAAATCGTCAAATAGGGGCTCTGCGTAGGCCCCAAAATGGGGGGCCTCAATGGGCATTCCGAGTTCAGGTTTCGGTGGCGCTACCGCTGGTAGCTCGCCGGCCATTTATCCAGTCGGTTCGGTTAGCAATAACCTCCAGTCGACTGGTTTCGTACCGGAGATCTGGTCCGGCAAGTTGGTCGAGAAGTTCTACGCCTCGACCGTGCTTGCTGCTATCAGCAACACCGACTACGAAGGCGAGATCAAGGACAAGGGCGACCGCGTCAAGATCCGCACTAAGCCGACCATCACGATCAGAAACTACCTTGCTGACGGCTTGCTCGCGCTTGACCGTCCGACCGGTGGTACTGTCGAGTTGTTCATCGGTAACGGCAAATACTTCAGCCTCATCCTCGATGACGTGCTGGAAGTGCAATCCGACCTTAACGTTCTGAGCATGTGGTCTGACGACGCTGCACAACAGCTGAAGATCGCAGTTGACCAGGATGTTCTGGGCGGCATTTACGGCCAGATGGCTGCTGCCAACCAAGGCACTGCCGCTGGTGCAATTACTGGCTCACTCAATCTTGGCGCTCAGGGTTCTGCTCTGACTGTTGTCGGCCGCAACGCCGGTGCTGGTCAGGTCGAGCTTCTCGACGTCCTGATGCGTATGGGTCAGGTGCTTGACGAACAAAACATTCCGGAGGTCGGAAGGTGGGTCGTCATGCCTGCTTGGGCTGGTCGTCAGATCAAGCAAAGCGAACTCCGTCAGGCGTACCTGTCGGGCGACAGCGTTTCGATGTTGCGCAACGGTCGGTTGGGCATGGTGGATCGGTTCACGATCTACATCTCTAACCTCCTGCCCAACAACAGCACGCAGTCGGCGAACTTCAACTCCGGTGAGTGGCCGATTTACGCTGGTCACGCACACGGTCTGACCTTTGCTTCGCAGATCTCCAAAGTCGAAACCCTCCGCTCTGAGCTGACCTTCGGTCAGATCCTGCGCGGACTCCAGGTTTACGGCTATCAGGTGGTCGATGGTAAGGCCCTGGTCCAGGCCCAAGTGACGCCGGGCTCGTAAGCCTTAAGCGTTACTTAAGCAAAAACTGGGAGGCTCCTGAGGAAACTCAGGAGCCTTTTTCTTATGCGCGGTTATGGCAAAAAACCCGGTAGCAGTCTCCGGATCCTGCCAAGCTACTTCCGCCAGCGGTTCGCTATGGGCGGGAAAGTGCTCGGGGAGCATATTCAAAGCCATCGGGCTCCGGATCCTGACCCGGATATTCAGCGCTCCCCACCGGCGGACGCTGACCCAGGTATGGTACAGGAGAACGCTGTCGCTAACCCGGATTCGTCCGAGAAGCGGCTGCCCAACCAGGATGCTCCTGGCGACAACGAAGGTGAGTACGGCGATATGATGAGCCAAGCTCAAGAGGATATCTGATGGCACTCAACAACCTTGACTCGGTGGAGAGTTATATCCTTGATGCTCGTACCATCCTATTGGATAAGACCCCACCGTATCGATATAGTGACGACTCTCTTCTGGTTGCGTTCAACACGGCACTTCTCGAAGCGAGACGTCTGCGCCCGGATATGTTCGTCTACAAGTTTGGCGACCGCATGCCGAGCTACGCAACTGTCTCCGGGGAGCATGTGCCGGTAGAGTTTCAGCTTCGTCTTCCGGTTGTTTACGGGCTGGTCGCTCATGCGATGCTCCGCGACGAGGAGGACGTGCCTGTGCAGCGCGCTAACGCGTTCCTGGCGAAATTTCAGAACATGTTGACGTCGGTGTTGGCGACCCCAACTGCGCCGACCAGACCGACACCTAACGCGCCGAGTACGCAGTAATGGCTATCCAGAAGCAAGACCTCGACCGCCTGATGAATGAATGTGAGGTCCAGCTCCCCGGTGCTACTCGCGCCGGTATCCGAGGTGTCATGTTTAACGTGATGGACGAGTTCCTGACGGATAGCAACACGTGGATGGAGATGATACCAATCTCCATTGGTCCAAACACTCAGCAGTACACTATTA